AAACACCTAAAACACTACAAAACAATATGTATTGTAATAACCTAAAACACTACAAAACAATATGTATTGTAATAACCTAAAACACTACAAAACAATATGTATTGTAATAACCTAAAACACTACAAAACAATATGTATTGTAATAACCTAAAACACTACAAAACAATATGTATTGTAATAATCTACACTACAAAACAATATGTATTGTAATAATCTACACTACTACAATTTGATTTATAAGATTATATCCACCACCAGTTTAATCTTACTATTGGGTAGTATACATTATCTCTATCTACATACTTCGCGTAGTATTCTTTATACTTCTTTTTCTCTGTGATTAACGCCATCTTTTCTTTTCCGCTTTCAAAGAATATTGTTATACTCTTTTTCCCTATTACAACTTCTTCTATTACATTTCCTACATTAGCCATTCTTTTCTCCTTCCTTGTTTTGTTAAAAGGTAAATGAACATAATATAAACCTAAGTCTATCTTAGTCTAGGAAAACTTTTTATGTTCGGTAAGTTTTTATTGTTACCATGAAACATTTAATGGAAAGAAGCAAGTATAAAGAATCTTTAATCATCTTTTAACTATTATCTTTTACTATTAACTATTCCATACCCGCAAGAGGATTTTTCAGTGCATTTTATTCTCCTTTTGTTATTCTTTTGTCTATTCTTTTTCTTCCTTTATGAAACTATGGGCTAGGAAACCCAAGCAGAATGCAAGGATTATTGTAGCCGTAAATATTAGTGTAAATATCATGATAAGTTATACCATGCCTCTAACTCTTTCTCTTCAGGTAAAGATTTTGAGACAAAAGGGATTTTCCCTTTATCCCAATTTTCATGGAATATTTGGAAGGTTTCTTTGCAAGTAAAGCATACCGTAGGATTTATCATTAAATTTCTTCCAGTTTCTAGTGTAGCATCAACTAAGATTCTATACTTCCTTGCCCATCTTTTACTATCCAGACTTTTTATTATCTGGGTAATAACTTCTTGGACATTGGATTCATTTACTTCAGGGATATTAACACTATTTTTAATAATGTCACTACCTAAAACTTTCGTTGAAGGTATTGTTGAGCAATCATTAAACTTTCTTAAGATTAACTCAAATATTATTTCCTGCCCGTTTATTGGATTACTTAAAAGGGCTTGGGCAAGCCCTACTTCTGTTACTGGATTTTTTCTTTGTTCCATTATTTTGGCTTTAAAGGATTTGGAATAGGATTATTAACCCTATAGTTTCTAAAGGGAAGAAAGCAAATAATACTAGCATTATTAAAAATAATAATATTTGTATTATGTCTTTCTCTTCTAGGTTATTTTTCAAGGTAAAAACCACAACTTTCTTTCTTTTTTGTAAAGCAAAGAAAAAAGTTTCATCCTTTTTTAGGATAATATCTTGAACTTTTGCCTTTCCTTTCTTAAAAAAAGCAAAAAAAAACACTAAGGATTTTAATCCTTAGTGTTAGTAGAAAGTTTTATTAGGCTTCTTTCTCCTTTCTATTTTCTTTTTCCTTGCTATTCATAGTGTCAACGGCGTGGTCATGCAATTCTACAATTTTATCCTTAAGTGTAGAAATCGAATCATTTAGACTTTTTTCCAATTTTTCTTTGTTCGCCCACAATTCTGTGAGTTCTTGGATTTTATCTTCGTACTGCTTAACTTTCGTTGGGATATACGAAGGATTGTTCTTATTAGAAAAGTTTTTCAACTTTGTCTTTTGCTCGTTCAATGTCTTGAGCAATGAAAAATATTGTGCGGCTTCGGGAATTTCTTCCATTACCTTAATCTTTTCTTTAAAAATTCTTCGGGCTTCCACTTCTGCTTTATTAACAGAAGTATTTTGTGATTTCCCTTTTTTTACTTCTAGTTTTGCTAGAAGTTCATTAATTGAGAGTTTCTTCGTTGCCATTTTTATTTTCTCCAAAATAAATGTTTTAAGCAAAAAGTAAACCAAAGCATAAAAAAATTTTATACTCGTCGTTTTGCCTTAATATCTTATAACCTATTCCCAGCAACAAGGCAAATGGTATCACACTTAGAATATTCTTGAGATACAAGGATTCTTGTATCTCAGTTGGAGAGTTTTCTCAACGACTAATAGGTGGTAAATTTCAACTTAAAAATAATTTAGGATAACTTTTAAGTTATCCTAAATTATTAGGCTTTAAAATATATAAAAATACCCTAATACTACAAATACTATCTCCAATGGAAATATAAGACTCTGAAATAAAGCATCAAAAGATGATTGTTGATATCCCATATAAGAATGTAATGCTTCATTATATTTCCTATCAACACTATTAAAATAATGTTCAGCCAATCCACATATCCAACAAAGATACACTATAAAAAAGGTATATACATATAATTTTAGATTAAAAATCCAATTTAAAAACACCCAAGCACCCGTAATACTTGGGGTTATATAAAAAATAAGGTTTAAAATGCGTTTCGTAATAAATTAAAGAAAATAGTTAAAGGCGAAATCTCCAATGCTTGCATCTTTTAATACATTATTTTCAACGATATTTAGGTCAGAATCAACAACTACTTGTTGAATTATTTGGATACTTTCAAGAGATTCATTTCTCATCTCTAAAATATCATCAGGTGAACGTTCCTCTTCATACCTGAAATTATTCCTTATAAAAGAGGAAAGCCTTTCAATGAATTCTTTAAAGGTTTTACTTCTTTGAAGACTGGATGCTATTTTGAAAGGGTCTTGCTTCCTTTCCTCGTTTATCCTTTTGATTGCTTCTTTCTTGGAATTTGTATTTCCTTCTTTAAAAAAAGTAAAGATAAGATGGCTACCTGTGAAACTTTTTTGAACACTTATATTATTAGTAGATACCATACTTGGAAAATACGAATCTAAGGCAGAATATTCGTTAGTAACAACTTCTAAACCCCCTACATTTTGTAACTCAACAGGCTCAAAATACTTAAGTAATCTATTCTTAAAGATATTAAAGTATTTGTTTTCTGTTTCTAACCAATATTCTAGGTCGTTAATAGCCTCTTGACTATTAATAACCGACGTAGAAATGTCCTTTGCTATTAAACTTGATACAAAATTAAACTCATCAGCAATAGGATTGAAATTTAACAGATGAGATAAATTATTCCTTTTGTATCTTTGTAGTGCCTCTCTTGTTTGAGAATGCGTCTCCTGGATTTTTATTAAAAGGGAATTACTCTCAGCCCTCATTTGAATGCCTATAAAGTCTCTAAAAAGATTGCGTTCTCCAGGCTTAAAATTAAAAAAACACATGTATCTAAAAGGATTAAACCTTAAATATAAGAAAGAATCCACTTCCTCTCTTATTTCTTTTTCTGTGTATCTTTCTACAGGAAGCATAGAAACAGAAGAGGAAGGACAAGAATAAAAAAGTGCAGGATCATTACCTCTATTTTTTATTATACCTTTTTCAAAGTTGTCTAAAAAGTAGGATGAGCCCGTGACTTTGTGATATACTTTTTCTCTTGCCCTCCTTAATTTCAACTTATCATTTACAATGTCATCACTACAAAGTTTAAAAAGTGTCAATACATTACTTAAACCTATATTCTTAGCAATCGCGTGGAAATCGAAAGCAAGAAAAGATGGGCAAGTAGAATTATAAGTTCTAATGTAGTTAATTGCTTCAATAAGAACCTTTATATTAGAAGGGATATCCTTAGGAACTAAAGGATATAATATTGATTCAATTACTTTTACTTCTTGAAGTAAGGACGAACCTTCAAGAGGAAATCTAATATCCTCAAAAGTGTAATCCTCTCTATTTTTTTTTCGTTCATTAGCATAAACATATTTATGTTCTTTTGCACTAATAAAAAGCTTTGGGTTATTACAAGTCATTGTAGTATCTCCGTTTTAATTTGTTAATGGATATATTTAAATCCATGGAACTAACCCCTAAGGTTTCCTTAAGATATTTCTTATTAAGAGAACCATCTCCATGTAGGGATAAACAATCTGTTTCAATAAGATTGATTATTTCTTTTTCATCCTCTTCTAAAGAGGATGTATTAATTTTAGTAGGTAAAACACCGTCTAGGTTTGTGGCAAAAGAGGAAGAATCAACTAAATATTCTGACGATTCAGAATCTAATCTAACATTTTTGTTTATTTCTAACTTAACCATAATGCGCTTACCAATTTTATTCTTTCTATTCCATAAACATGTTTTAACATACTTATCAAAGTAAGTATGTTTTACGTATTCAAAGGTAGAAACTTCGCTTTCCTTTATTTCCTTTTTTCTTATGGCATCAGGCAGTTTATATTTCTGAAAAGCATAAACTGCTTCAAGCATAGCCCCAAAAAGTTCTTGTCTTGAATCTTCAAAACTATAAACAACACCATCTAATCCTATTTGATTAGCAATAGTAGTTATTAACTTACGATACTTTTTGTCTAAGAAGTTCCAAATAAGTTCAGGTATTTCTGAGTCTTTCATACCTATTTTCTCGTTTTGAAGATTTATACTCTAAATCGTCTGTAATAAAAATAGGGTAACCATTCTCAAGGGGAGAAGAAAGTAAACCCAAACTAGAATTTAAAGAATAAAGGCTACCTTCTCTTTGAGGACTACTAGTAAACCCAAATACTATATCACATTCTAAAGTACCTATTCTTGTACTAGTAAAATAATCTGCACGCAAGTTACGATAAGGGTAAGGAAAATCATCGTAACTTGCGCTTTTATTCTTTCCCTCCCTTTTCCTAATATTTAAACTAAGATTAATTTTTTGCTCCTTATCTAGGACAGGATTTTGATCTAAATCCTTATAGTAGTAATAAGCAAAAAGATACTTTGGACGATAAAACCCTTGAAAGAAACCAAAATGTAGTTTAGAACAATTGGAGGGGTCACTCTTAAAATAATTACCAAACAAGGTATTCCTCCTCTTCTTGGTTTTCAAGATGAAAGGAGTCTAAAGATGCAGTCATTACTTTTTCAATAAAAAGGGTTAACCCTTTGTTAAAATGACCCTTACTTACTCCGTAAATTAAAGTTGATATCATCTTATTTTTCGAAGAAGAATCCTCATCCTTCTCTTTAGTAGTTTCACATTCTACAAGAGTGTAAAAATCGTCTAAAGATTGTAAGGTTATATCTCCATCATGGATTTTTTTAATATTCCCTTCCAAGGGGGTAGGGATTAAACTTTGAAAATCAAATATATTATCCCTAAGGTTAATATGAGTAGTACTTAATAAATGAATCTTTGAATCAATAGTATCTACAAAAACAAGTTTAGTATTTACATCGCAACCAAAACTATGAAACTGATTTGCTTTTTTAATAACTTCTGGTTTAAAGTGTAAACCTATAAGGATAGCCCCAAACGGAACTTTATAATGTAACCTTAAAAAGGTGTCCTCTTTTTTACTTTTTTGTAAGAATACTTTATGTGTTTCATTATAAATGAAAGCATACTCAGAAAGAACTTCTTCTAATTCTTGTAGCATTTAAATCTCCGTAAAACTGTTAACCATCTTTGTAAGAACGGTTCGAAATTTTGTAGCAAATGTGTTACCATTTGCCATAACAGGGTTAATATACCCTTTTGTATCTTTTGAACTTAAGGGGTCAATAATAATTGATATAAAAGGAAACCCCTTAAAATATTTCTTTAAACATTTTGTATTACTTTCACATCCCCAAGAATAAGGTACTTCAGAAGTACCTTTAGATTGTAACCTACAAAAAGTATCTCCATCTGTTAAGTTTATAATAATACTGTTTTTAGTTTTTACGAACTTTTTAAGAAAGAATAGTACTCCTTTCGCCAATAATAGTTCTGGAGTAGAAGACCATCGTTTACTTTTTAAAGGATTAAAAAAGTTAATTTTATCAATAATATCAGAATCTAAGTGTTTTGAATCAGAAGAATAAACCCAAGAGAGAAATCCAGGAGAACCCAAATCATTAAAAGGTACATCAGGTGCTGATTTCAAAAGAATTTCGATTTTCACTTTCCCCTTTAAGGTTTTACTAATAGAGTTAGTAATTGCTTTCATAATAGCCTTAGATAAATCTAATCTTGACAAAACATCACCACTAGGGGCTTGGCAAGCACTTGCCATACTTCCCGAAATATCTACAAGAAATATAAAACTAATATCAAAATGCTCATACTTGTTTTCAACCTTTTTGAAAATGTTATTATCAAAAGAATACTTATATAGTTTATTAGAGGATATCTTTCCTCTTTTACTATACTTAGTTTTCTTTTTCATATTAGCCTCAAAAGTATCAAACAATCGCTTAAACTTTTTAGTTAAAGTCTCAACATTTGTCATGTATGCTTTTTTCATAGTATCATCTTCACAGGAAGATGAAGGAAATTCCTTCAAAGGGTTTACAATAATATCGGAATTATTGTTTGTAACCATTATATAATCTCCTTTGTAAGGTCAATAAAGACTATATTAAAACTCTCTTGTTTGGAGATATAAGGTTTATTTCTAATTTTAAGTTCAGTAGTAGGAATTACACAAAAGGAACCTTGAAGAAGAATTTCCTCAAGGTCTGAATCTTTTACTTCATAATCCTCTACTTTACTTTCCTTAGAAAAAGAGGATTCTTCTTCCTCTTTGTCTAAGGAATTTAAAAAAGAATTAGAGAGGGAGTCAGAAGAAGAATTGTTAGCGTCTTTTAAATTAAGACTAAAATCATAGGGTTTAAACATTATATTAAAAAGGATCTAAGGTTATATTTTTTGGGCAATAGAGAGGTGTTTATAATAGAAATACCTGCTAACGAACTGATAAATTCTTTCTTATTTTTTACTTTCGTTAGATTACCAGCAGGAACATTATCAAAGATAGATTGTAGATGGTTCTCAAGAACATCCTCAAAAAATAAGATTGTTTTCTGGGTTAAAGAATGAAGTGATTCTTTACTCATGTCTACTATTTGAGTATCATTAATGAATTTGCTTACAAATTCATTTTCAGGTGAATCGGAAAACAGATAAAACATAGCAAAGTTTGTAAAAAGTGGACCAAAAGAATCATCAAGAATTTTCTCCTTGATGAAGGACTCGCAATATTTCACGATATGTGAAGATAAACTATCATACTTGTGAAAGAAACACAAACAAGATAGTATCTGAGATATTTTCTTTAAATCTGTGTGTAACGCAGATGAACTAGTCAAGGCTTCCTTTAATTTTGTAAATACTTCATCCTTATTATTTGAATTTAAAGCGAGAATTTGCTCTTTATTATGAATAATAGTGAAAGAACCTGTTTTTATAGGTTTACTCCACCAATCCCGTGTAAAACAATTAATAGATGATGAATCAACAATAAAGTAATTATCCAAAAAAGATGATAGACTGATGGTTTCCATCTTTTTTGCTGTTTCTGCCTCAAAGACAGAAATAGTACATTTGTCGATTTTTTCTTGAATAATCGTAGCATAGTTTGCTTGTTGAAACGAATCATTAGAGATAATACTAAAAATTATCTCTCCAATAACTGCATCAATATGTCCTTCAAATAGAGATTTAGTGTTAACATAGACTATATCCTTTGCACTAAAAGAGAAATTTTCTTCGTGAATTTTTGATTCACGAAGAAATTCTACTTTTGTTTTGCCGTCAGAGACGATAAAAGAATATTTCTTTAACAACTGAAAGAGGTCGTAAATGTTTTTACTATTAATATAAGTAACGTTTGCCCAAGCAGAAAAATGAGGTGAATTTTTCACCTTTGTTTTCTTATCAATCATTATACAATACCTTTACTATCCATAAACATTTTAATCGTGTTTACTTCTGAGGATAAAAGACCACCGTCCTCAAAGTAAGATTTAATAATAGTATCAAAGACTTGTAAAAACGAAAAGTCTTCAAATAAATCTGTACAATTAATCATAACACGAGGGGAAAGCCTTGTTGATATTTCATCCTCAGCGTATAATTTACAAATAAAATCATACACTTCCACCATCTTAGTAAGATTAAGTTCTTGCTTAGTGGTGAGTTCTTTACAAGATTTAATATAAGTCTCTAACTCTTTTCCTGAAATATAATTAAGATTAAAAATCATGAACCTATCTTCCAAAGCCCTATCAAGGCTTCTTGTAGAAGAATATTCTGCTCCGATATTTGCAGTAGCAATAAAACGCACAGAAGGGTCAATTTTTATTGTTTCGTTAATTTCATCAATAAGAATTTCTTTACGAAAGTCTAATAAAGGAAACACGATATTAAAAGCGTCGTCAGACCCTCTTGAAAGTTCATCGAGAATAATTAAGGTATTTGGTTGTTGCACCTTTTGGAGAAATTCAGATTTTACAAACTTTGTTTCTCCTTTGATTAATTCCATACAACCTAATAAACTACAACGGGCATCTTGAGTTGAACCAAAATTTACCATATAAGGTTCCATGTTAAGATTTTTAGCAAGTTCTTTGCAGTAAGTAGATTTACCAGAACCTGTAGAACCAGTAATCATAACATTATTGCCTTTTTTGATAAGAGTTTGGCAAATCTCTTCTTTTAGTGTATCAATTACAAACATTTTTTACTCTTCAGTATTAGGTTTTTTATTCCAGAAGTCAGATATTTTTTTATCTGAGTCTTCCTCCTTTTGGTCAAAAGGCATTTTACCTTTTTCAACCGTTTTCCGACTAAAATCGTGATGAAGAACTTCCTCACAATATTTCTTAAACTTCTTATAACTAAGAGGTGAAGTTTCCACCTTTAGAGGTTCTAAAATACCACAAAAAGTTTTGTAGTTAAAGACCCCTACTATTACCATAAATTTATACATAAAAGTATAAAATTCATCTTGGTCGTTCCAAAGAACTTCTATCAACTTCTCACCATTATAAATAGCAAGTGTGCAACAAGCCATAAACATATCTACATTTCCTGTTTCAATATCTTCTAAAAGAAAATCAGGATCAGTTTCGTATAAAGCAGATATAACTTCTTTTTGCTCAAAAGTTAATTTGAGCAATAATAATTCTAAATTAGGCAGTTGCATCAAAATCTCCTACTTCCACAATATTAACAACAGAAGGAAAATTATATTCTAAGATACGAACAGCATGCCCCTTTTGGATAGCGTGGACTGCTCTTTCTTTTCTTGCAGCATTATTTTTTAAATGCTTAAAATTATCTAACTCTAGGGTAAGGGGGTTTTTTGAAAAGTCCCCTTTCTTATACTTAATTATATAACTTAATAAAGAATCTGCATGGTTTTGTGCTGAAGATAATGAAGAAAAGAAACCTGCCCCAAAAGAGTCATCTTTATATTCATTCCAAATCTTTAATCCATTATCTGATTCAACCATAACATTCACGAGATAGCCTGCAGTAATCATTTGTTTTCTCCTTGTTTGATAGAGCAAAAAGGGACTTCCATTATTTCAAAGATTTCACTCGACAATGTTGATTCTTTTTCTTCTAAGATTTTATTTTGAGCATTCGCTGATGTAATTGCTTGCTTTTTTTCAGCATGCACTTCAAAAACTTTTTCAATTATAGCGTTATACTTACCTTGTCTAATTAAATGGACAATTACATATACTTCTACTTTTTTAACCATGTGCTCTCCTAAGAAAAGTAACTTTTTGGTTAGATATGTTATTTTTAGAATAAATTCTGTAAGAAAGATTTTCTCTTCCAAACACTTTCAGCATAGATAAGTAACCTTCTTCAAAAGTTTCACAGTCTTTAGTAACAGCCAAAACTTCTTCAAAAGAAAATTCACTGTAATCAAGACAGAATCCTCCGATTAGTTTAGCATTATCCTGAAGAATAACAACATGGGGATGAGGATTATTTCCTGACCCTCCACTATAATCAAATTCAATTAATTTTGGTTTCATTTTTTATCCTTATAGTAATTTTTAAGCCAAGGAATTAGCGTTGTGGAATGAAGTTTACCTTCTTTTTTCCATTTGTGTACAATTTGGAATGCTTCTTTTTTAGAAACAATTCCTTTTTTGACTTTTTCTTTAAGTCCTAGCATAAGTTATCCTCTTTTGTTTGGTGATAATCGTTGAAATAAGCGTCAGGAACAGTTTCATTTTGAAACTGTTCCTTTTTCTTTCTTTTTTGTAAGAGCATTTGTTTTCTTATATGATGTTCCCATTTCCATTCTCGAAGGAGACGAAACATCATATAAGAAAAAAGTATGAGGTTTAAAGTAATAGAACCAATTAACATATTATTCATTGGTTTTTAATCCTTTCCAGTTTTCTATTATCGCAGGACTTCCAAAACAACCTATAGGTGCTTCATTTGCTAAAAACATAGCAAAGGAAAACAATTCTTTTTGGTTAATGTAATCAGCACGTGAACACGCGCCTAGAAAATCATTGCTAAGAATTGACATTAGAAAAGACCCTCCGTCAATTCCATATTCTATCCATAATTGCATACCTTCTTGCATATGTAAAGGAAGACCTTTATAATTTATATTTTTCATATTTTATTTTATTGTTTTTATTAAAAAAGCACACCTATTAGGATTCGAACCTAAAATCTTCCGATTAGAAGTCGGAGGCATTATCCAGTTATGCTATAGGTGCATTTTATTTTAAAGTTTAGTTTACTCTTTTAATATACAAAGTAAACAGTTACTATCTTCAGAACCTTCATCCTCATGATAACCTAATTCATGATAATCTTCAAGAGTCATTTCTGAATCGCATTCCTCTACAATTATTCCTTTTTCTACCACAAAAGAACCTTTAAAAGCCATTCCTTCTTCCATCCAAAATGCGGAAAAATCTAAATGCTTAAATTTTGTAGCCATTCTCATAAAAATACCCATAGGAGGAGACCATGCCGTTTCAAAATGAATAGTCAGCAAGACTTTATTTTCTATTTCTTGGGAACTAAAACAAACATCAGTAGCATCCCATTTAGTTCCCCAAGAATCACAACAAAAATCATACCATTCACTATTAGAAGCATCTTTAATGCTCTTTTTAATTAATTTTTTAGGAACAGGAATAATAGAGTTAAAAGTGAACTCAGAAAAAGAACCTAAGTCAAAAGTATTTTGCCAAGGAACACCTGAGATTTCCTTTCTAAAGTGTTTAATTTGACATTCTGTTCCAAAAACTTCTAATGTATTTGAGCACCAGTTAGGCATTTTGTTTCTCCTTTTTTAACAGTTCTGCAAGATATTGTTCCAACTCTTTTGTAGGTATTGGAACATACTTTCCATTTTCCTTGCGAACGAAAAATGGTTTCCTTTTTTTAGTTTTCATCTGAACAGCCCTCAAAGTTTAAATCTAATTGATTTAAATCATTTAAGTCTTCTTCTGAAAGAACATCTATTAAGCCAATCATTTCAGGAATTTCTTCCAAGTCTACACCGTTTATTCGGTTACGCAAACCTTTAAGAAATTCTTCAGCAGTAATGTCTTTAAAATTACTTTTGGATTTTACTGAAAAACAAATATCACAAAAATATTCATTCATCTTTTTGCTCCTTTTCTTTCTAGGGTTTGAACATAATATTTTGTTTTATCACGTCCTTTCCACTTTCGGGTATACACACGAAAAGTACCTTCAGGATAATTATCCTGAAGAATTTTCAATTTTCTTTTAGCATCCATCTGATTACTAGATGAATAACAATTTTTCCATTTACTAAACATAAAATTCAAGGGTTAAGGGTTAAGGGTTAAGGGTTTTTTCGATGTAATCAGAAAAACGAGTACTAGAAAAATTAGTATTAGTAGTCTTTAGACTTTGAATAAAGATATTTATTAACTCTTTTTTTTCGTTATCTAATAAATTTAAAGTTACAATCGAATGTGCAAGCGTATCTGCAATTAACTTAAAGTGTTGTCGAGTCAATTTCATTTTGATTTTAAGATTTAAAAATAAATGGTAGGGCGAATGGGACTCGAACCCATACTGAAAAGATTTTAAGTCTTATTCCTCTGCCATTGGGATACCGCCCCATTTATTTTATTTTGTATCCTAGGATAGGGAGGTTTTTGCCAAAACAATTAACAAAAAAGAATTTATCTACCTCCCTACGAGATAAACTCAAAAACAATATAGGAGAAAAATTAGATAGTGGGTCTAATCACAGCAGTAATTCTCACGAATTTACCTATCTAAAAAATTGGTAGGAATGTTGGGATTTGAACCCAAAATCATTGGCATATAAGACCAGAGCATTAACCAGATTATGCTACATTCCTTTTTAAAACAAATAATTATTTGTTTTAATTATTTTGTTCGTCTTCTTAAAGGTCATAAGGTTATAACCTATGACCAGCAGCAAAGCAAATGGTATCACACTTAGAAGAATACCCAGATACGGGAAGTCCCGTATCTGGGTTGGAGAGTTTTGCGACGACTAATAGGTGGTAAATGTAAGAAATGTTACAAAAATTTATAGAATATTTTAAGCAGCCTCTATTCTATAAAAAACAACACCAGCGAGAAAAATATCCCCAGTTACTTCTACAGAAGAAATCTTTAAGGCTGTATTTTCTGTTAAGTCTACCCCAAAAGCAAAATTCATAGAATAAGGAGCAGATACTTTTCCTAAAATAAGACCTGCAAATTTAACAGTACTTAAAGCATAATTACCATCTGTTAATCCCCATGTTCCTGAATCTGTAGCCCCGTTTGCTTGCACAATTAATTGTAAACCATATAGAACAATTTTATAACCTATTCCTGGAGCAGCAATAACTTCTGTATTTGTTGTAGGATTATCTCCTGCAGCATCATAGTCTAAATAAACAGTAGATAAATATTCGGTTCCTGGAATAATATTCGTTTCTAAACCACCACTTCCAGTTTGAACAATTAATCCTTGAGGATTACTTGCATGAACATTTCGTTCATAAGTAAGAACATTTGCGGTGTTATTATTTGTGTTTTCGACCTCATTTTGGATATTTGTCAAGGCTGTCTCAGAAGTTCCTATAGAAGAAACATTTAAAGCATTCCCTGTAACAGAAACACAACCAGAATCCCCAGAAGTATTAAAATCTCCTAGCACAATTACTTGTCTAAAATCTCCACCAGTTCCCATTTCATAAGCATCAATGGAGTATACTTGGTCGGAACCAGAAACATTTACGTTGGAATCAGTCATTATTTACCTTTATATAGTTCTTTAAATTCTTTAAACATAGTAACGAAATCGTTATCAAAAGTAGACCTACTATATCCTCCGATAATGGAATCCAATACAGAAGAATCTACGTGATAGGCTTGGTCATGAGCTAAGCGATCAGGAACTACCTCAAATTCGATATTTTCGTAGGCTATATTTAAATTAGTGGCAAGCATCTTTATTATTTCCTTGTTTGAAAAAACATAACCACCAATGTTATAGATTCTATCTATTACTTTATCACTTTTCTGTGATTCATCCATAAGAGCAAGAAGACAAGCACAATGCCTCTGTACAGATACCCATTGTCTTAATTGTTTCCCATCACTATACAAAGGAAAAGGGATACCCTTAACCAAGTTATACATTATCTTTGGGATAAGCTTCTCTTTATTCTGGGTACTACCGAAGTTGTTGCAGCATCTAGTGATGATATAAGGGAAGTTGTATACTTTCCCTGCTGATTGTACGATATGCTCTGCAGAAGCCTTAGAAGAAGCGTAGTAGGACGTAGGGTTTAGTTTATCTCCTTCTTTAAATTTCACTGTCCTTCCTACTTCATTTTTACAGTACTGATTTACACAAGAACCATATACCTCATCCGTAGAGATCTGAAAGAAACACTTAATTGGCTTAACACGATTTCGGAAGTACTCTATAAGAGTAAATGTTCCTATTATGTTTGAAGACATAAAGGAAGACCCGTCCTCGTTTGAGTTATCCACGTGAGTTTCTGCGGCTAGGTTAAAAACATAGTCTATACTTAACTTATCCATCATATTTCTCCAGAAGCTACTAAGATCCTCTATCCTTTGGTGGGCTACTGTTAACCTTTCATGGTTTTGGTTAGATAAGAGATACAATTCCTTTTCATTAGCTACTTCTGTAAAAGCATCAATAGCTAGGATATTGTAGTCTGTTGTTCTTAGCACTTGTTTAGTAAGCTCTAAACCAATAAAACCAGCTGCTCCAGTAATTACAATCGTTGGTGTTTTACTTTTCATTTAATTGTTTCATGTATAAAGAGGTAGAAAGCATAGTATCAAAACTACCACAATCAGACCAATACTCAGGGTGTGTTATAGCAATCATTTTACCTTTTTTAATGTAAATGTTATTTAAATCTGTCACTTCTAACTCTCCTCTTTCAGAGTAGGAGAGTTTTTTAATGTAGGTATACACGTCATATGGAAAAAAGTACATACCTAAAACTGCTTGGTTGGAAGGTGGGTTTTTAGGCTTTTCTATAATACTAACCAATTTGCCTGAATCCCATTCCACAACTCCAAAATTCTCAGGCATCTTTGTCTCTTTTAAGAAAATACAAGCATTACCTGCAAGAGAACTATGGTCCATAGTTATAACGTCTTGCATAAAATTTCTTTCAGTTATGTTATCTCCAAGAACAACGAAGATACTCTCCCCGTCAGCGAAACCTTCCGTTAAAGATAAAGCTTCTGCAATACCCCCTTCTTCCTCTTGGTATGAGTATCTAATACTCATACCAAAATCCTCTCCATTCTTAAGAAGAGGGATAAAATGCCCTGCATGAGGACCTCCAATCACAACCATAACATCTGTGATACCTGCTTTACGCATTGTTTCCAATGGGTAATATATCATCGGTTTATCATAAACAGGTAGTAAATGTTTGTTTGTGACAAAAGTAAGGGGAGCTAGGCGTGAACCTAACCCCCCTGCTAAAATAACACCTTTCATTCTTTATTATAGTAGGCTATTATCTTTTTCTTTGTCTTTCTTTTCCTTTTTCTCTTTAGGGGTTACAATCACTTTGTTATCTTTAACTTTTACTTTAAAAATATATTTGTTCTTATTTACAACACCAACATCTAATATAGAATCAGCTACCTTAAGTAAAATGTTAGAACGAATGAATCTTTTAATGTTACGAACTCCATAGGTTGTGCTGTACGAGTTCTTAACTATGTAATCTGTAAGATTCTTAGTAACAGGAATTTTGTCCTTTTTAAGGTATTTCTTCGTAATCTCTACAGCATCTTCTTTTGTTAAAGAGTTAAAGAACACCCAAGAATCAATTCTATTCCTAAATTCAGCAGGGAATTTCTTGTTTATTGCTTCCTTTATGTCTTCAATACTTCCTTCAAAGGTAGTTTCCTCTTTCTTTTCGAAACCAACTAAGGTTTTTCCTACAGAATCGGATACTCCAATATTAGATGTAAAAATAAAAATAGAATTCTTAAAACTACATTTTTGACCTGTGGAATCTAAAATAAAGCCTTCATCTAAAAGGTTTAATAACAGATTATAAATATTTTCATTTGCTTTTTCTATTTCATCAAAGCAAACCACCCATTTATCAGAAATATCAGACTTTTGGCGTAGAATACTTTTCTCTCCATGTCCAACATAACCAGGAGGAGAGCCAATTAGTTTAGCATATTCGTGGTTACTTGCATATTCCCCGCAATTAATTTTAAGTAAATGTTTTTCGTGACCTAAGACTTCTTTGGTTATTTGTTTAGCTAGTTCAGTCTTACCTACTCCAGTAGTACCTGCAAAAAACAGTGATAAATGACTAGAAAAACCAGTGGCAAATAATTTAAAGGCATCACTCGCTGTTTCAATTGCTTTATCTTGTCCAATAACCTCTTTCTTAAGGTTATCTTGCATTCTCTTAATTGCAGTTTTAAAACTAAGATTAGCGTAAGGACCCCCATTTGCAACACTACATTTCTCTAGAAGAGCCTCTTTGTCTGTAAGTTTAAACCTCTCCTTAAGAGTTTTACCCTGGCTTTTAAGCCTTAACGCTTCTTCAACATCAAGACCTGCATCGCTTAATTTTAGTGTATACTTATTGTAGTTTTCACAAAAAGAAACAAAATCTACACCATCATAAACATCTGTTACACTTTCAAAAATAGCGTACATAGCTCCTTCATCGTCAAGAAGACCTCCTTTTGATTGTTCGACCATAAGATCAAAGTCAAGGACAAACTCCTCTAAGATAAGCTTAACATAAAACAAAGCATCGAAGCTTTCTTTATCCAAATGGGTAAGTACTTTTAAAGAAGCATCTTCTAAGAAGGAGGCTAATTCAATATCATTAAGTTTTTTAATTCGAAGTAAAAGTTGGGTGTAGTTATTGTAAGCGAGATAATTACTCATTTTTATTTTTATGGGAAAGGAAGGAATTAAGAAGTTTTGTATCCAAGCCCTCTAAAGAGTCCTCTTCATCTTTTGTCAAACTAATATTTAGTTTAGTCATGTTGTCTAATATTTTAACTACTTTGTCTGTTGCTTTAATTAAAGCGGAAAGAGTCTTAGTAGCTTCCTGAAGCACTACTGTATTTTCAGTGTCTTTTTCAAAAATATCCATTAAATCATTGTAGTGTGTCTGAATTAACAAACGATCATCGTTAGCTTGTTTAATAAGATCTTTAGAAGCTTTTTGTACTCTTTCAGGAGTAAAGTAAGCAGTTTTAGGTTGATAAGTAGATACCATAGTAATAGTATTTAGTCTTTTTTAGGTTTGTACTCAACAATCTCTACTTTAAAAGAACTTTTCTTTTGTAAGGTTTTAACTCTTTTTTGTGCTACTTCTTTAGTCGTAGCACTTTCTAAGAATTCAAACAAGTCCTTAGAATCATCAGGTTTATCACCTCTTACTACACGATTAACAAGGTTAAAGCCTTGTCTGCATTGGGAGGCTCTAAAAGCATTAAGACTCTTCAGAAATACTCTCGCTGTCTTTTGTTTTTTCGACTTCACTTAAGATTTTTTCTAGTTCTTCTTTATTTGCAGGTAACTTAGTCATTAACTGGCTAAGTTCTTCAACCATAGCCTTGTGCTCCTCATCAGACAAGTCTTCAAAACCAGAAGCTCCTTCATCAGCTTCTGAGAACAAAAGTTGGGTTACTGCAACCCCGTCCTCTTCGTGTTCAGGACCTCCTTCTAATTCTGCGCGAGTCGCGATAGCAGGACCTCTAAAGACCCCTTGTTTCCCATTGGAAAGTTGGATAAATACATTTTGGTATATCATTATATTATATTAAAATTGGTTGTTTGGCTTTCTAAAATACCACTATTTGTGGTTCTTATAAATTTAGAGTATCTTTGAAACTCTGAAATATTGTTTGCTCCTGCGTAGGATAACGCACTTTTTAATCCGCCAATGTAATCAAAAAGTACATCTTTTACGGAGCCTCTTTCGGGTACCTCAAAAGTAACTCCTTCAGGGGCTACTTTTCTACCCAGTTGGGACATAGCATCCTTTGATGCCATACCCCTGTAAACACCTTTTATCGGGCATTCTTCTGTACCTGCAAAGATACCCCCTGCCATAACAAAATCCGCACCTGCCGCTAAAGCTTTAACTACATCCGCAGGTTTTTTAATACCTCCATCAGCAATAAGCAACGCACTATGCTTCACCTTTGCGCAATCCATCACTGCACTTAATTGAGGAACGCCGAAACCTGTCATTAAGCGAGTGCTACAGATAGAACCAGAACCAATACCAACCCGAATAGAGTCAGCACCTGCACTTTGCAGGTCAGCAAAACCTTTTTTGGTAGCAACATTGCCAACCATAAGATGGTGCCTTTTACTAGATAAAAGTTTCTTTAGTTCAGAAGTAAACCTAATAACATCTTCATGATGTCCGTGAGCCACATCTAAACATACCCCGTGAATATCAACTTCATTTAAAATACTTGTTATTCTTTCAACACCGTCCTTTAAACCGATAGCCGCCCATCGTGCTTCTCTATGTTTAATTTTTTGTAGTATAGCTATTTGTTCTTTTACACTATTAAACCTATGAGTAACACAAAAACCACCCATTGTATACATTGCATCCGCCATAGCTACACTTGAGATAGTGTCCATAGGAGCAGCAATGAAAGGGGCTTTATAAGGGTTGGTAAGCATACTGTCCCTCCTGTAGGAAGGTTCAATGCTTACCTTGCTTCGGCTCTTGACCGTGCTGTACCGTGGGACCAATAGCACATCATCAAAACTCAAACCGTCTCTTATCATGTCCTATTATAGTCCTAGATCGGATCCGAAAGAGGCTGTTTCCTAGACTTCTTCGGGAGCCACCCAGTACCCAGAACCTACCCCGTTATAACTCCAGCCATCTCTGATTTGGGAAGGCTCTACTATGAAAATACGAACCGTCAGAGGACTCGTATTGAAATTTAACTGATGTTTTGTAGTAGTAAAAGGAAGAGGTATTGTTTGTAAATCATTACCATTTTTATCTACTTCTCGTAACTGATACCCTATATTATTCGCATCTTCTACTCCGAAAAATTCTTTAAAGTCTAAAGTAATCAGCCCTTCTCCTTCTGAGTGCAAAGTATAGTTACCTATTAAGAATAGCCCCGTACCATCAGGCTGTTTATTAAAAGTAGCAATAGTATTTGCCATTTTATGTTGTTTTACATTCTTAACAATAAAAGAATAAGAGTTATTTTGACCTAAAAACCAAAGGGAGGAATCAGGTTTTGAAGTATAAAAACCATCTAAAGGAGTCCCAGAGATAATTCTTCCTTTTTGAAAATACTCTTTAAATGAACTATAAATCTCAGCAAGTTCCTTCGCAAACTCTTGCTGCGAGATTGCAGAAGCATCTAAAGCAGGATGAGAAGGGTACCCGTCAAATTCAACACTTAAGCTAACTTTACCCCCATGCCATCCTTTAGGGTAATTAGTAGGTTGCTCAGAGCAGTGAACAACATTAGGAGGTGCTTGCTCGTATAGGAGATAGTATAAAAGGGCATATGTTTGGTGATAAACTGCAATTGCTTTTAACTGCTCATCATTTAACCCTAATTTAGTAAGAAGATTTTGTATAGCCTCTGCTTTTTCTGGGTCAGTTAGGTCTTTAGGATCAACACCATACTCAAGAAGGGAATTAAGTCTTCCTTCTGTTAGCCAAAGGAGCATAGTCTTATGGCCACGAGGAGATCCATTTATAAAAGACTTTTGTAACAAAGTTCCTCTCGTTGAATTTCCTATAACATTGTTAGATAATAGAACTTTATCCTTCATTGTACGATACCCAGCAGTAAACATAGAATGGGGGTATATAATATGGTGTTCTGCTTCACCCATAGAATTTAGGGAAGTACTTCTGTTATGTCTTTCATTTCCCGAAATATATTGATTATTTAAAGCTATAGATGAACCATACTCGTTTACAGTATCAACTGCATCCCTCCTATCTTTTTCGTACATAGCATTAGAACCTACAGGGTGTTCTGTATGTATGTCTATAGGACCTATCTCAGCTAAGGCTTCTGCTTTATAAAGGTACACTTTATTTTCAAAAGGCTCTATTGTTACTCTTGTTTTTGAACCTCTTTCTTCAAAAGCAGACCTTAAGATTAGGTTAGGGCCATCAGCCTCCGCTTGTATAGCCTCTTTAGTTATGGGGGAAGCATTTATAGCATCCGCCATATTTCTAGCATTAACACTTGGGGTAGTACCCCAAGTGTTAATTTGAGTGTAAGGAGTATCATCAGGGCCGTTTAAACTATAACCAAAAGACATTGATTCCCAACCATCAGCGAATCGTGATTCAACACCATGTATTTTTAAGTAGCCTAAAGGAGCGTGAATGTCCCAATCATGGTTAAAACGTAAGATAGTCTCGTCTTCTACTTCAAAAGAATAATAAGGAGTTAGTGTTGGTTGTAAAATAGCCTTATCATACTGAAGAAAAATTCCTTTTTCTGTAGAATCATCTACGTTTAAAATAATATTATCCCCATAAGTATCAAAATCAATAACAAGCCAATGCAATCCTAACTTTATATGTCTTATATACGAAAATATATTTATTGAGGATAACGCTTCCTTAATACTTTCTAACACTTCTAGCTCAGTCCCTCCTGAAGACCAATCAACACCTACTTTCAATTCCGTACCTTGAATAGTAAAACTAGCTGTGGTAGGAATACTAAAAGAATCAGTAACAGAAATACTTACACTTGGAACCCCTTTTAAGGAACCTTTCATTATAGGGGTATAACAAAAACCAGCAGAACCCGAATTTCCTGTAAGCTTTATAGTATTAAGAGTACCTTCAAAAACATCTATAATAGCTTTCGACTGGTCCCTATATGTCTCATCTCTCCACTTTTCACTAGAACAGCATGATTTATATTGTTCGTCCTGCTCTTCTTTTCTTTCTTTTCTAGAATTAGGGTTTCCTTTAAGATTATACATGCCCTCCTCAAGAAAATACTTTTGCAAATTTCTTGAAGGCCATTCGTCAGAACCAGGAGCCTTTTCAAAGGGTCTGGAAGTACTCCTTCCGCTAAAGGGTGTTCCACGATACTAAAACCTTGATGTCTACCCGTATCTTTGTTGCCTGTAACCCATAAAGGAGAAAATTCCGTATGTGCTTCTTTTAGAAAATTTATAAGGCCAGGACGAATTCTATCTATTAAACTTCTGTTCTCAGAACCTGTTATGGTACCATCATGCCCAAAGAAAAGGTCAGGAGGATTAGCATTAACATTGGGAGTTTCCCAAGGATTAGTTACCCATGTTAAAGGTTGCACCATCATAGTACTTTCAGGTATATTTTCTCTGTAGAAGTCAGAGGATTTTTTAAAAGTTAACCATAAAGAATCTGTATCATTAGGAACTAATGCATTTTCTGCAAAGTTATTTTCGGGGTTATCCGCTGGCCAAACAATTATTGCCGTATTCTTTAAAAGGGAAGGTATATTAGGATTATCATAAACAGAGGGAAGGGTGGGATTATATTTATCAAAAAATATATTGATTGCTTCTGTTTGGATACCTTCAAACATTCTAATTTTATGAACATACCCGTGCGGGTTTCCTTCTCCATCAGTAGCAAGGTTAGAAGAGGTATTCCAAGACCTTGTGTAAACCTCAGTTCTTCTAAAATGTTCTTTAATATCCTCTTCCTTAAGGTTAGGCCAATGTCTTTGGTACATTACAAAAGCGTCTGACTGATAAAAAGACGAACCATAAACTCCTTTAATGGCTAGTTCAGGGTCGTGATCATAAAGCATAATACCATATTTTTCTTTTCCATCAAAGAAAGCGTGTAAGGGAACAGAAACTTCTGCAGGGTAAGTAGAGGTAGCCATACCTGCACCTTGGGATTGATCATCCGAATCCTGCATGTAAATACCATTACCTACAGGATCTAATAAAACTTCCCCTCCATCTATTGTAGCATAAACTTTAGAGTCTTCCCCTAAAGGCTCAATATTCAAGTAAGGGAATCTAATAGAAGCTAACGAAGTTGTAGATTCTTGACCCAAGGAATCGAGCCCTATATCCACTTTTAAACTTAAATCTAAATCATTTTCATTCACTTGTACTGTCATCTCAACAGAGTAGCTACCACCAGAAGCGTCAGCAAATGATTGGTTAGTAGATCTCACAGAATTAAAACTAAAATTCTCCCATTTTAGTTTTAATTTTCCATTTTGAAGACTAGTAGAATCAATAGAAACGTAGTCTCTCTTATCATAAGCCTTAAAAACCCCTGCAGGTCTTCCAGGGCCACCTTCCTTCGAGTAATAAGAGGAAGGGATACAATAATTAGAAACATCTTCATAATTGGTAGGGGCAAGGCGCATATCTAATTGCCAAAGAGCAGAGTGTGACATATCAATTGTATGTCCTGTTTCTTTATTTTTTATATAATCAAATTGAAGATAAGGTCCAAAGGTTTCAATAGTAGTTGGGAATCTTTTTGAGAAAACCCATTCATAAGTATCATTAGACAACTTATAAGTTTCAGGTTCCCCCGTAACAGCTTCTGGGGTGGAATCTACCAACATAGGGATTCTGTCATCACTATCCCTTAACAACTTAGTTGTTACATTAAGATGGTATACTCCATAAACTTCAAAGCTTGCTTCCTGCGCTTCAAAAACTTCATAAAACAAATCCTGAAATAAAGGCTTAATAATGTCCCCAGGAATAAGTTTACGTCCAACCTTTTTTTCTATTTCAGAAAGGTTGAACGTAAATATTTGGTCGTTTTCGATCTCTAAACCAAATTCAGATAAAGTTTCTTCTACTGAGCGAGGATCGTAATGACCATAAAGTTTTATAGGAACAGGGTTTATAATTTTTTGTCTATCTTCATCATAAATATCATCTACTATTTTGGACCCTTCATACCTATAAATTAAAATCTCAGAACCAGCAAGTTTTATAAGTTCCCCATCAATAAGATTAAATAGTTCTATATCTGGATTATCTAAATGAAACATGCTCAAGTCATTTTGAGTCATGCTATCCACATAATCGGAAGCAAGAGAAGGTACGCTATTTAAGTTTCTTTTGAAACGGTTATCGCCATGTATTTTATGATTGTTTACCACATATGTATTTACTCTTCGATACCTAAGAAATCATTCATTTTAGATATATCCATACTAGAATCTAAAGGAATAAGCTCATTATTAAGTTGGTCTAGAGTACACATACCTAAAGTGTCTGGTTTGGTCTCTTTAGCGAAGGCTAAAACAGACCTTCTTTCTCCTCCGACATTGTAGACTCCAGTAGCATTCTTTTCAATAAGTTGAAAAATCAAAGGAGCAATTTCGTCGACATAGAGATAAGATCGAAAGGAGTCACAAAATGCTTTTTCGTGAGTAAAAGGCTTCTTAGAGAAGGAACAACGCAGAATTAAATGGTTTTTAACCATCCTTACAGCACATTCTCCCCCTAATTTCGACCACCCGTACTTGCAAAACGGTTCCGCCTTACTTTCTTCACTATAATTACTAAGCAAACCATGACTAGGATACACGTAATCGGTAGAAATATATACCATTTTAATATTTCTATAAGCGCAAGCCATAGCAAGGTTACAAGTTCCAACAATGTTTGTATTAATACTATCATAAATATCTACCTCATGAGAAAGCATAGGGGCTGTTTTAGCCCCACAATGTAAAACAATATCAGGTCTTTCTCTACTAATGACACTAGTTACCTGACGGATGTTAGTAATATTCATCTTCTTAGAAGACATAAAAACCATATCATAGTTAGAAGTATCAAGATCCATAAGTTCGGAGACTAATGTACCTGTTGTACCTGTAACTAGTATTTTTATTTTTTTTGGAACCATAAGTGTGTTACAAACGATATAAGAAAGCCAAGGATACCCGTTAAAGAGAGGGCTAGTACAGGAAAAAGAGCGTAAGCCCAAGGAATAGAAATAATATTAAAAGCTTTTAGACATAAAAACCAAAAAGAAACGTTAAAGGTACCATAAGTAACCCCCCAAGTTCTTCCATCAGCCTCTACTTGTGTTATTGATTTGTGATGTTCCATATGCCTGTACCAAAGTCTTCGTAATCTGCTCTGTCCTCGTCTGGAGTAACACCATTATATTTGTTAGTAACATAGTATAGAAGACCACAAGGTTCATTCCCAATAGCCATTAAACCGTGCCACTCCCCAGCAGGGATATGAATAATACCAGCGTTTAGTTCTCCTACAAAATACTCTTGGAGGCTTTTACTGTCTGGATTAAAAGTACAAACTTTTGCATTTCCCTTAACAATACAAAAATAATCATCTTGATTTGTATGGCGATGCCATGCTTTTACAATTCCTGGATAAAGGATGCTATAATTAATTTGGCCAGAGGGTTTAATTTCACATCCTTCAAAGATGTTGTTATATGTCCATCCTCTACCATCAACATATCTTGGTATTTCACTAAAGTTACTCATTATTTTTGTTCCAGAAGGTTACATTTAAATTTTTAAAAATTGTTTCAAAGCTTAGTAAGCCTATTACATCTTTTCGCCCCTTTCTCTGCGCCCAACAATTGAAAGGCCATTCTTCAGGGGCAAGGTCACTTGGTTCCATATTTGGAAAAGTATCCCTTACTAGTGATAATAGTCGGACTCTCTTCACAAGAACGAAATCATTTTCACGTTCGAAGGCAATAAGGTCTGCTTCCCCGAACAACCACCCAAGAGTCCCTTTTACTGTTACAGCTTCGATCCACACCCAAGCGTCCTGAGGAGGCATCCCTCTCTTTAGAGCCTTTCTAGCCTTAACATCTACCTTCCAGGAAGGGTTTCCCTCTTGATTCATATTGAAGTCTACATGGTCATGTACGTCTTCTACAAATCCTGTTTTAATAGCATCCCACTTATAGTAAGTTTCCGCAGTATGTTTGAAAACTTCCTCTGCAGAAGCTCCTATTTTGTACTCTTTTTCATATAATGGATTCATTTTTTAATACCTACAAATTGTAAATCCCGATGGTTTAAATTAACACTAAATTGAAAAAAGCTAAACATAAGATCTAAATCAAAAATAGAAAAAGAAGATTCTTCTAAATTTTTGTAGTAATCCCATCCTTTGCTAATAGTTAAAGGAGAGTCCTTTGGACTAGTACGAGTAGTACCATGTTCAGGTCTTCCTATCGTAGCACAAGTCATTACAAGCAACCCTTCCTTTTTTAAAAGCCTGTGCATATTAATAAAAGTTTGTTCCCATTCAGGATTATGCTCAAAACACTCACAAGAAATAGAAACATCAAAAGAACAAGCATCCCCTTTAAAGTTTTGTCCTTCACAAACTAAGTCCACCCCAGGGCCTTCTCCTAAGTCCAAACCAAGGTAAGTACAATCTTCAAAAAAATCTCTAACAGAACCATTAATGTTAAGACTTCCGATTTCTAAAACCTTTTTATTTGAGAAGAAAGAAGGGTATCTTTTTTTAACTTTAGACACAAAGGTTACTTGTTCTTTATGCCTCATTTTAATTTTCTCCTGGCATATACATAATTACATACTCGTTTATACAAGTTTTTCCGTTGGATGCTACCCCTCTTGGAATATGAAGTCTATTCACTAAAGATAAATACTTAGGATTTCCTTTAAAATTATTGAGAATGTAGTCGATACTATCAGGCCAAATGTCTTCAATTAAGAGTATACCGTTAACTTTTAATTTGTTATAGAAATAGTTTAAAAAAATCAATTGAGATTCTTTCGTATGAGGTCCATCATCTAAAACAATATCCCAAGAAATATTATTAAAGGTTGTATCCAAAAAAGAAGTATCGTAACCATCACCTTTAATAACTTTAACATTAGAAGGCATAGGTATCCTACAAGGTACTAGGTCAACTCCAAATACTTTAGCATTACCAAAGTAGTACCCTAATGCGGCTAAATCACCTCCTCCAAAATAGGAAACTCCTATTTCTAAAACATGCGTGGCACTTTCTTTTTTATGAGACAATAAAGGACCATAAAAAGAATCGTAAACATGAGTTGTATTTTTATCAGTGTAGCCAATAGCAAGCATAAGCTCTTCTAAGCTTAAATTTTTATAATTTTTACTCATTTTAATTTTCTCCAATCACTATACTTAGTATGGTGAACAAAACAAGATGTCACCACGTATAAACTTCCTTTTAAAGAGAGGAATCGTTTACAAAACTCTAATTCGTTATTCGAAAAAGGAAAAGAAATATTAAAATACATTCCCGTTTCTTTCTTTACTTTTTTTATAGTTTCTGCAGAAAAACCAATGCAAAAACCGTTAATACAAGTATCTGCTTTTTCGACTGTATACTTTTTCTTCTTATTTGTAAACTGCAAAGGATGAGCGTACCCTAGCACCCCTGGTTTATTAGATACTGGTCCAAACACAGACAAAGGGTATTCTTTAATCGCTTTAAAGAAGTCTCCCCAAGAAGAATCGACTAAAGTATCATGGTTGAGAACTACAATAGAATCACAACCAGAGGATAGACACAAGGAAATACCTTGATTCCAAGTACCTGTTAGTCCTCCATTTTCTGTCTGATTATCAATTCTTACATACTTAACCGTAGGAAATAGTTTTTTAACTTCTTCTTGTTTACTTTCGTCTGATTCATTATCAAAAAGAATAATGTAGGAATCAGGAGTGTGCTTGATTACAGTATTAAGACAAGCAAAACAATCTACCCACCGATTATGTGTAGTTATAATAACTCCATTCATAACCTAAAAGAATCTCCTAATTCGTCTCGTAATATCGCGTTTAAAAGGGCTAAAGAAAGAAGAAAAGGGAAGCATAAAATAAAAAACAAAAAAAGAGAGAAGTAAAATAATCCTTTAAATATCCTCACGATTACCTGATCCTACATTAATATTTAATAAAGTCTGGTTTAACCAAACTACATCTAAATGGGTGGAAAGCTCTTTAAAGAATTTAAAATCTCCTCCCTTAACTCCTTCCCAATCGACCAAATCCTTATGTTTGGAATGAAAAAGAAAACAAGCTGTATCACAATCACAAAAAGTAATCTCCTTACCAAAGGAGTGACTAGGTATTGCTTTTTTAAGCCAGTCTACTTTAAAAACTAGTAAGTCATCCTCAGAGGATACGTAATCTAACATAAGCTCCAGTGCATTATCCTTAATAAAAACATTGTCATCATCTAAGTAGAAAATCCAACCTTCTTCTACTTTAGCTTTTAAGTCATTACAATAAAGATTGTAAGGGAAGTGTTCAAAGTTTTTTCGGGGTTCTCTATTTACTTTAATTATTTCAGTGTCTGGAATACCTCTAAAGTTGATGGTATCATCCTGCACGTACCTTTGACTTAGGTAATTATCCGTAGCGACAATGTGCCTTATATTAGTATAAGTCTGAGAACGCAAGGAATCTCTAACCCTTTTAAAGTAATGAGGTCTTTCTGCTGTGCGGGTAAGAATATTAATTTTCTGTTTCATTTTCGATAACCTCCGCTAAAATATTAACGAGTTCTTTAGAGCGATAAGAATCTCCTTTATAGTAATACCACCCTCCTTTTTGCTCTACTAAACCCTGCTTAGCGCAATCTTCAACTAAACCATACGTTTTACTTATACCCGTGGTATAATTAAACTCAAAGGCACACTTCTGAAAAGGAGCCGTAGATCTAGATTTAATACACTTAACTTCTCCTTGCACACCAATAGGGTTCTTTAAAGCATCTCTTACTACTCCACTAGGTGGAACATTAATCCGTAAGCGGATGGAAGCATAAAAAGGTAAAGCTTTTCCTCCTCCTGCAGTAGTGGTAGGGTCACCATAAACAACACCGACCTTACTTCTTAACTGATTCACAATTATCATCATTGCTTTCTCATTTCGAAGTAAAGAGTTAAACTTTCGAAGACATTTTCCTGCCGCTTTTGCTCTAATAGCACCAATCATTTCTTGATTAACAGCATAATCCTCTTTAAGTTCTTTAGAACAAGGGGCTGTACCTATAGAGTCAAAACCTATAACTATAGGAGTATCTTTGTCTTGCTCCCTAATCACTCGTATTGCTTTTTCAGCGAAAGCAAAGCAATCTTCCATAGAATCAGGCTGAGCGTAAATAACTTTACTAATGTCAACACCTAGCGTTGTTGCGAATTCTTTAGAATAGGCGTGTTCATTGTCTATCATAACACAGTAGTACCCTTTCTCTTGAGCACTAATAAAAGCTTGGCTAATAAAAGCTGTTTTACCTGTACCTGCTTCCCCACTAATTTCTACTATAGACCCAATGGGATACCCTTCTTTTGATTTCCCACTAATGATACGGTTAAGAGCGTAAGATCCTGCATTAATAAATCCAAGGTCGAGGTCCTTATCATCAAGGACCTCCGCCCCTTCAAGTGCCTTGCAAATGTCATGTAAATCCATGACTTATTATAGTCAGAGAGGTTACTCTTCCACAGAGTTATTTCCACCACAACCACCACAACCCCCAGTTCTTTGAGCTAAACCATGACGGAACAAAGCATTGCTTAAGGCAGACAGAATCCAACAAGAAGCACTCCCTACGAAACCAGAAAGAATAATACCTTTCCAACCAATAGCAAAAGCAACAACAGGGTTAAAAATTAAAAGAGAGAATAACATCCCAAACCAAAAACCAAGACACATAGGGCAAAGTAAAAGTTCTCCTAACTTATTAACTACTTTTGAAGTATCCATTAAAGCAGCATTTACAAGAGGACGTAGCAAGCTTGAGTTGTTAATACCATTAACTAAACCAAAAAGTGCTAAGCACCATAAAATAAAACTTGAAATAATCATGTTTTATTATAGACTACTTTTTTCCACTGTCTAGCGTTTTTTTCCATAACCCTTTTTTGTTAGCTTTCTTTTTAGTCGCTTTCTTAGGTTTCTCTTCAAGAACCTCTTCTTCTACTTCAAGAACCTCTTCAATAACTTTAGGAGCTTCCTGTATAGGAGCTTCTACTTTCAAGCCTAAACGCTTTCTACGAATTTTATCTCTAAATCTACCCATTTTTATAATTTTTTACAGTTTCTATTAAATCTTGATAGAGAGTGAGTCTATCAGCAGGAGAATTATGAATATTAAATTCGTCCTTTATAGTGGTATATAGGTTCTCTCCCATTTGATTTCTTAGTTTCTTATCCTTACAAAGCTTTATGATCTTATTTGTAAACCCAGCAGACCCTTTTCCAGGTTCAATAAGATACCCGTTATACCCGTTCTTAATATGTTGGTCGTAACAACCTACATTAGAAGCAATAAGAGGGACTTTATAGAGCCCTGCTTCGACAACTTTAATTTGTGATTTAGAGTCATTAAAATCGTTCATTTGAAGAGGAGCAATGGCAATGTCCATGTTGGAATACATTTTTCCATAATCCCAAGTAGAGAGGGAAGGATATACTTTAAAGTTCCTAATCCCTTGTGCTAAGGATTTTACGTAGTTATCCCACACTTCCTGTTGCCATTTATCTTCTGGTTTAGTAAGAGGAGGTCTACCATAAAAACCCCAGTGAACATTTTCTGCTCCTACCTTAGCATTCACTCTAAGAGCAACCCGTTCAAACTCTTTAACATCTTCTTCATGGTGAATACCTCCTGCCCACCCTATCTTAACAAATTTAGTCTTTACCTTTGGTTGATTCCAACAAGGAAGTGTAAAGTCTACCTTATTTTTCATAATAACAAGTGCTCCTTTAACAAAGGGAACAACTCTTTCTGCAAATTTACTCTGGGTAACTGAGACTAAATGCGCAATTTGATAACATTCTTTTGTGATATCATCTAATCTTTTTTCTTTGTATAAATTTTGCAACCTGTGACCATCATACAAATCGGTAAGTAAGTCGTCAGTATCATAGTGGAGAATAGTATCTTTAGAACGAGCATAGTGTAAAGCCTTTAGGTTATATACTCCCCCAAAGTTACATATATTGTGGGAAAAGAAAATATCGCAGGTATTAAAATTTTCTGTCGGCTCTCCATCTTCCCCTGTTTTAGGGTTTTTCCTTAAAGGATTAAGATCAAAAATAATCTGCACTTTACCTGGTACTGCTTCCTCTAATTTTTTAAAAGGTAACCAACATCGATAGTAAGCACAGCCCCCTGTATTAGCAGGGTGGACAAGAATTTTTAACCTATCATCGTCAACAAATTTGTCAACTGTATTTCCGTTAATATCGGTTTCGTGGGGTTTATTGTAGCCTACAAACATTTTTTTAAGATGGGTTGGAGCAGGTAATGGGAATCGAACCCATATCTAAAGCTTGGAAGGCTTTCATAATAGCCGTTATACTATACCTGCAAAAAAAAATAAGGAGAGACTGTGAACAGCCCCTCCTTAAAACCTGTAGATTTATTAATCGTTCAGGAGACTTGTTAGATTTACACTATTGGCTCCATCCGACTTTTCTACAGGGTTCTTTACAGAAACTCCTTCACTAGATTCTGCAAGGACATTTGCAGATGCTTTTTCAACATCATCATAATCCATATACCTTGTGATATTTTGAATGTCATGGAGGGAACCCATGTACCGATCTTTCGCTTGTTGATCTCCTGCAGGACTCTCGTGACGAGAAGGAGCCGATTGAGTGTAGCTTGTAGCTAAACCTTTACCTACACGTTTAATTTTATAATCAAAACCATTATCAAGGTCATGAACAGGACCGTATTCTTCATCAAGAATTGTACCCATAATAACATCAAATAATTGTTTACCTACACGTAAAATCTTAACAGTATCTGAACTACGTTCTACTGTGTTCATTAATGTCTGTTGGCGAGGAGCGATACTACGAGCTAAAGCAACATTATCGCTGTCTCCAGTTTTAAACAAGGAGAAGTAAACCTCGCATAAAGGACACTTTTGGTCTTTGTCTCTTAAACAAGAGTAATAGCGACCGTTACCTTCTTCTCCCGAACGTACATAATGTTGGTGTACAGTATGAAAGAAAGGTGTTTCAGCATCTTTCCCAGGGAGTATTCGGACCATAATTTCTTGGTCAGGTCCAATTGTGATAAAGTCATCTTTTGAAACACCCCCACTAGAGGAAGCTTTCATTTTGAGTAACATTTCTTTTTCTTTTTCGAAATCCATAATTTAAGTAGAGTAAATCTCTTTTTCTTTTCTTTTGTTTGCGGATATTTGCACTAGGCAATCCTTTTGGTATTCTAACCCTTTTAAAAGTCCTTTTAAAAGAGATACCTTTTTTTGTGAATCTGCTAGGAGGCTTCGTTGAGTGATAACCTCATTGTCACAGTCTATTATAGCTTGGGTATCCGCTACGGTGAGTTTCTTTGTGGAGGAATTTTTAGCATCTATTGCCTTCTGAGCAATTAATGTATCAAGACCCCCTTCTACAGAAGCTACTTCACGAGCCGCATCTGCTAAGACACAAGAAAAGGTAGTAAATATAGCAGGTTGTTCTTGAAGCTTGACTTCAAAATTACCATCATTAATTTCTAAAACTTTTGGAATGAGCTCTTGGATCTTCTCACTAGAAATATTGTCCGTTTTAAGCATCTTTAGAAGGACGACCTTTCTTTTTGCTTTCTTTTTGGGTTGTTAAGTCTTCTGTTTCCTTTTCTAATTTTATTTTTAGGATTTCATTCCTAATAGTTAGAGCAGTAACATGAGCGATTTCACAGAAATGCTTTGCAACTTCACTTTTTGCGTTTTCTTTTGAGTCAAGGGAGCTTTTTGCAAACCCTTCTAAGTATTCTAAAATTTGATTAATCATTATTAAATATGTATGTAAATAGTTCTTTGTTTAAACCCCAGAGCAATTGTAGCATATTTGAGGTTATAGTTGCTAGGTATTCATTACCTAGTGTAGGTATCTGGTCGTCGTCGCCTAAACCAAAAAGGTCTAGAGCAACATGGCAAACTTCATGAAGGAGAGTTCCTTTATAGTCTACTTCCACAGGAGTAGTATCAATATGTATAGTATTTGTAGCGAAATCTACATAACCGAATAAACTGTCTTTCTTTAAGGATTCATGAACAATTTTAAATGTTTTGAATCCAATATGAACTTCCATAGGGTGTATAGGTTTCTTTTTCATTAAGCTTCTCTTACAGTTAATAAATCATAGTCAATTTTAATGTCTACTACAAACTTAGTTCTTGAGTTTCTTGATTTAAAAACATAAAGTCTTGCTTGCCCTTGGTCAAATTCTTCGGAAGTCTGATTAAGACTGATAGCTAAATCACAAGTTCTTGTTTTCCCATAAGCGTCAGCTAACTCTGTGTCACTAATTAAAGGTACTCGTTTACCATCTCTGTTGGTTTGGGTAGCAGTCCACATAAGCAACTCATACTCTGCGGCGATACCCCTGAGCTCTTGCGCAATTCTTTCCTGCGCCTGATACTCTGCCATTCCAACTGTAGTTGGTCGCATTAACTCAAGATAGTCAAGAATAATAAGATCAGGATGAAAATCCTCAAAACTTGAAACTTGTGCCATATATGCTCGTAATCCGTGCGCATTTAATTGTCCCGTTGGAAATTCTTTAATTTTTAGAATTGGCATTTTGCCAGTGTTCTTTTCGACTTTTTCAAAAAGCTCCTCAATTCTTTCATGTGCTTCTTTTTTAGAATTTTTTAAATTTACTTGTGATATATTTGTAAGATTAGAATCATAGCGTTGAGCTACCCTATCCTCACTCATTTCAAGAGAAACATGAAGAACATTTAAACCTTGTAAAAGAGCCATAGTTCCTATATGTGTAAGAAAAAGAGATTTGCCAACCCCAGGAGGGGCGACTACCATTGACAATTCTTTTCTCCCTAAACCGCCGTCTAAACAGCCGTCTAAAGTATATATCCCTGTAGCAATTTTGTTAGCAACATTA